ACCAAAAGGTCCTGCAGATGGTGCAAGATGGCTTCAAAAAGTATTTGAAGACTCTATGCTTGATTGGTTGAAAGCGTTGAGAAAGTATCATTTAGATCCTGTAACCTGTTTTGCAGGTGGATCATATTTAAATATTGCGACGAATACATTAATACAGCAGAGTGGTTTATTTGATAGTATTCACATACCACCATTTACAGATGACTCTGGTATTCACTTTGGTGCTGCTATCTGGGGTTGTTTTGAGGAGAATGAAACAATCAAACTGCCAGATAATTTAGCGTTACTTGGAAAAGAATATAACAATAAAGAAATCAAAAACTATCTTGATCTGTTTGGTTTAAATTATAAGGCATATGATGTTGATGCTGTCGCTGATAGAATTTCTAGTCAAAAAATTGTGGCATGGTTTCAGGGAAGATCTGAACATGGTCCAAGAGCTTTAGGATCTAGATCTATTTTTATGAGTCCGACCAGAGCAGAGAACAAGGATATCTTGAATGAAAGAGTGAAGCATCGTGAGGGTTGGCGTCCTTTCGCAGGAATTATTAGAGAAGAAGATGTTGCAGATTATTTTGAAGAAGGGTTTGTAACCCCTTATATGTTGTACTGTCAAACATCAAAGACAGATAAAATTCCTGCCATCACGCATGTTGATAAGACATGTCGTATTCAAACTGTCAACGAATCTCAGAATCCTAGAGTGTATGAATTGCTCGGTAAGCTTGACCTGCCTGTGGTTTTAAACACTTCATTCAATGACAATGGAGAACCAATTGTAGAGACTCCACATCATGCTATCTTATCTTTTTTGAAGATGGATATTGATTGTCTCGTGATTGGTGACTTTATTGTTGATAAATAGGTTAGTAGAAATTATTCGTGTAGTCAATGTCTTTTCAAGGTAGTCATTACACTGCAACCTATTCGGTTGGTGGTGTAAGCAAAAGTATTGAAGTATATGGTAAGGATGAAGCCGATGCCAAAGCAAAGGTATTGATGATCTATCCTACCGCAACCAGTATCGTAGTCTCGACTCCTGCCTAATGTCACGCCAAGTCATCGTATACAATGGAGATGATGGCTTCTGCAATGTCGTCATCCCTTCAGAAGAATGTGTTCTGTCTGACGCAGATATCGTCGCTAAGGATGTCCCTGTGGCAGAATATGCCATGATTGATCATACTGCATTGCCAACATCATTATTCAGAAACGCATGGAAGTACAACCACTCAAGTTCAGCTGTGGATGTGGATCTTGCAAGTGCGAAAGAAATTTGCAAGAAGAGACTGGAAGAGAAGTATCTCCAGACGAGATCCGAGAATCAAGAGATCACAGCATTAGCGGAGATGAGGGGAGAGTCCCCGTCTCTGAAGGATAATCCTGCAGTTCCCTATTCAACAATCACTGCTGCCACTACAGTAGCAGAACTAGAGGCACTGCTCTAAATCAGGTCGTTAAAGGCAATTTTGCCACCGTCTTCAGTAAACTGAGACGATTCCTGATACTCTAAAATATCATTTGCATCATCAATGAGCTGATTCACATACTGCGGACGCAGTACTTGGATCGCTCTTTTTTCATTGTTTTTTCTAGTCTCAACTAACCAGTTTGATACTGCAACTGTTGGATCTAAATCTCGTAGTGGACTGTTTGGATCTGGAATAGTAAAACCTTGGTCAACTGTAAGACCACCAGGAAGAATCAGTCTTCCCTTACTGTCTCTGATTTCTCTTGTCTCATAGTGATGAACTTCATTCAGAGCAGTTCCATACTTCTCTTCTGCAATCTCATACAGAAGTCTAGATGACAGTGGCCACTGATCTTGCACACTAGTGATATTAGCTGACAGTAAAATAATCCAATCAAGGTCTCCATCTTCATAGAGTTTTTCTGCAACATTATCAGGTCTCTCTCCATCAGAGATGCTATACCCCTGGAAACTGGTGATGTTTGCAAAAACAGAATTGTTTAACTTGATTCTAGTAAAAAGGTTTTTTACCTCAACATACTGTTCTCTTTTCCCGCCCTCTTGGACGGGATTGATGTACTTAAAGTTGGGTAGGATGTCAAAGTATCTTTCTTGTGTCATTAGAAACCAGATCCTCCTTGATAATTATCATAGTCTTCACGATAGATAGGTTCTAATTCAGTGAAGTTGAGGGATAGTTGCATGTGAACTGGAGTTCCCATACTATCATTGTAGCTAGCATACTGACCAGAACCAGTGTAGTTGATGCCTACATTCGTTATAGCACAGACCTTAAATCTATTTAAGAATCCATGGACTTGTGTTCCCTTTCTATATGAAATTCTCCATACATCAGGACTGCCAAGGAAAGCTGAGTTGCTTCTTCTTGCTGCTGATGACTGTTTTAGTTTATAAAGTATTTCTCTAATTACCCCTGCTTCTTTCTCATCTCTAGGTGTTAGATCCCATGCAAAGTTAAAAGGTCTTAGTGATACACCATTGAATAATAACTCAAGGTTCTGGTTTATAATCTTACCAGAAGTTCTTGCTAGAATATCTGCTGCTCTGATATTAGTACCAGCGAGTGCATTGATTGCATCAGCTGCCGCACGATCCCGAATATACTGTTTGCTTGCGCTGCTGAATAAAGCGGAGGCTTGAGCATTATCTTTTAGAGTATTTCCAATTGCGTCAAGTCCTGCTGAAGCACTGGCTACAAGACCATTCTCCCCAGCTGCCATTTGCAAACCATTCGCTAGTGCATTAACACCAGTTCCTGCTAATGCACTGATTCTAGATTCTCCCCATCCAACGGTATTTGCCTGTGCAATCTGATTCGGCATAGGCAGCACAATATTATACTTCGCCTTCGCAGTTTTTAATCTCTGAAAGGTAGAGTTCGTGCTAGTAAAATCTGGTAATTTGCCAGATGGTTTGTACTCAATTGACTCAATCAACATATAATCTGTTGATCGGTCCATCATATCGTATGGATAACGATAGATTTTAGCCATTAGCTTTTATTGTTATTTAGTGTCCCCATCCAACTCCATGCAATCAAATGCATATTGCGACATAACTGCGAATAATCTCATCTTTATGGCACGAAGATATTCCTGTTCTTCCACAGGTCTTGCAGGTGCCCCTGGCCAAGTTTCATATGCGTAAGATATGACGCTATACAAAGCTCTTACCTCATCTATACCCATATTAAGGGTTGCATACCAGTCGTCTTCAAAAAGACCACTATCGTTAATCTCGTTGTCGCCAGTCATCAGTTTTCTCCTGTTTGAACCACTCAACAATTTCATCAATATCTGTATCTCCACCTAGATGATTAGATGGATCTGGATGTCCCAGATCCATTTTATTCAAAAAATCGTCCAAGTCACCCTCTTTCATATTTGGGTTTCTTGCTTGTCTTCTAGCTTTCCTCAACATCTCTCCTGCCGATCTGTTTGACTTTGCTAGTTTATCTGCCCAGATCATTTCAGATAACTGTACCTCTTCTCCTTTAATGATTTTGTTACAGATGAACTCCAATCGGAGGCGGTATTGAGTAGAAAGCATAAAAAAGTTATTCTTTTGCCAATATTTATGTTGACACTCTAAATCTAGCGTAGGATAATGACCTCGCATCCTCTATTTCATTGGGTTTTATGAGGTACAGCTGACTTTGGCATTCGTTCCAAGTGTAGTTTCTACTTGTGCCCCAGTGGAAGTTAAATCCTTTGAATCCCCATTGCTCTACATCGGTACATGCGATTAATGGAAACTCATCATACCTTATATTTGGTGTCTTGGCAGTGTATATAAAGGTGTAAAATTGCCCTGGTTCTGGCACAATCTCCATCTCATCCAGAACTGACATTAGTTCCAGCATGGTATCTTCTGGTTTTTCCAAACCAGTAAATTTATCTACAATTGGTTGAAGCCTACTCATACTCCTAGGTTGTCTTCTGTTAAGATCTTAAATTGAAGTAAGTGGTCCTTGCAATATTCTTTAGCGGCGCTCCATTTTGCTTGATTCTTAGCATACTCTGTCACCTCTCTAATGTAGGCAGGAGTGCGCTCTTTCTTCTTTTTAGGTTCGACGCATTGCTTTTTAGGTTTTACTTCTATAATATACTTCTGAATCTTACCGCCAGTCTCTCTTACTTTAATATAAAAGTCGGGAAAATATCTATGGATTCTTCCATCAAGAGGCGAGCGATATGGGATAACAATCTCTTCACTTCCCCATTCTAATATGTTTGGATTCCGATCGCAGTACACCATGAACTTTCGTTCCCACAAACTGCGATAAATAATGTTGCGATGGTCTCCTCGATATTTTCCAGTATTGCTAGGTTGAAACTTACCCTTATATGCCATTAATTAAAAAATGTTTCACATGGAGTATTTAGTGTGGGCTTAATCAAGGATAGAGATCCAAGAAGAATACAGACTGAGAGTATCAGAAAACTCTTCCAAGAAGTGGCGACTACAAGTCACTATGAGGTCTTCTTTCAGTCCCTACCAGCAAAACTCATCAAGTTCATTAAGGACAGGGATGATGAGGTAGATAATAAGTTTATATTCAGAGATCTTGGTCTTCTCTGTAAGACTGCTACTCTGCCAGGTACTTCCTTTGCGACTGCACAGGTGTCTGGACATTCTATGGGTATTGTTCAGAAGTATGCCCACACTAGGATCTATCCTGACTTTACTATGACTTTCATAGTAGATGATAAGTATCGGGTTGTTAGATTCTTTGAGTTGTGGCAAGAGTTTATTTCTAGTGGTGGTCAAGAGAATCCTACTAGAAGAGCTTACTACCACAGAATGGAGTATCCTGTGGATTACAAGTGTGAGACATTAAGAATACAGAAATTTGACAAAGACCATGATCACGATGTAGAATACACTTATATAAATGCATTTCCTAGAAGTCTTGCACCGATTACAGTTTCCTATGACCAAAGTAGATTATTGGAGTTGTCAGTCACATTTACATATGACAGACACTTCTTTGGTGGACTAGATAGATTGAGTAGAGCATATAGATCTGGTCAACTCAGAAAGTATAACGATCCATTCCAGTTCGTTAACACCAACCCTTCCGATTACTCCAAAAACCTTAAGACAGCAAATATTGACTTTGGTTCTGCATTCAACTCTGGTCTTGATGTTGATTATTCTAAGTATAATTTGAACAAGAATTATTATGATCCCAAACTCAAGACTAAGACTGGAGACTTTGATTTTAACACCAACCTCAATATCGATTACACAAGGTTCAAATAAATAATCCACTGACATAATATTATGCCTTTACCAACGATTGCAACTCCAACTTATGAGTTGACTCTGCCCTCATCAAAAAGAAAAGTAAAATACAGACCCTTTCTCGTCAAAGAAGAGAAGGTTCTTATCATGGCAATGGAGAGTGATAATCTCTCCGATATTGGAAGAGCTATCAAAGATGTTCTCTCGGCGTGTATTCTGACCCGTGGAATTAAAGTAGATAAACTGTCTACCTTTGATATTGAGTATCTGTTCCTGAATGTTCGTGGTAAGTCAGTCGGAGAGACGATTGACTTGCTCATTACTTGTCAAGATGATGGGGAAACAAAAGTTCCTGTAAGCATCGCTATCGATGAGATCAAGGTCAAGTATCACGAGGATCATAATCCAGATATTAAACTGGATGATAAACTGACGATGCGTATGAGATATCCATCTCTCAGTGAATTCATCGCTCAGAATTTTGGTACTGGTGATAAACTAGATCAATCATTTGAGGTGATCGCTGGTAGTATCGATCAAATCTTTTCCGAGGAAGAATCTTGGGAAGCAAAAGATTGCACCAAGAAAGAACTCGTTCAATTCATTGAACAGTTGAATTCATCTCAATTCAAGCAAGTTGAGAGGTTCTTTGAGACTATGCCCAAACTTAGTCACACTCTTGTTGTTACGAACCCAAACACTGGTGGGGAAAACACTGTAGTACTTGAGGGTTTAGCAGCTTTTTTCAGTTAGCGATGTTGCATGAAGATCTTGTGTCTTATTACAAGATCAATTTCGCCTTAATGCAGCATCATAAATATAGCTTGAGTGAACTTGAGAATATGATCCCTTGGGAAAGGGAGATCTATTTAACTCTGTTGCAATCACATATTGAAGAACAGAATTTAAAGGCACAACAAGCTAATGGCAATTGACCGTACAAAATTACTTCCGCCAGGACAACCAGGAACACCAGAGGGAACTGTAGTAAACCCTGGTGTTCCTGCTGGTTATGTCTCTGAGAAACAGTACAACGGTCTCAATAAAAATATTTTAGCGATCAGAAGCAATCTCAAAGCGATTGCTGATCTTCTAATACGAAGAGATAGTCAAGAAGCAGCAGAAGATAAAGCAGACGAGAAGCAATTACGGAGAGAAAGACAAGAGACAAGAATACAAGATGTAGAATCTAACTTAGGAACAAAGATAAAAGCTGCCCTCATCAAACCAATTGAGGTTATGAAGGCGAAGGTCCAAGGACCATTTGAAAAAATCATGAATGCTCTCAGATCTCTATTCATGGGATTTGTTGGCATGAAAGCTATCGATGCTTTGAAAGCATGGGCAGAGGGTGATACTGAGACATTAGAGAAATTAAAGAACGATCTAATACAGGCACTTGCTGTTGGTGCTGGTATATTTGTTGCTCTTAATGGTGGTATTGGTCTGATTCTGGGTGCTGCTGGAGCATTAGCTGGAACTATTTTGGGAGCTCTACCTGCTATCTTTGGTCTAATTGTAAATCCATATGTGTGGCTTGGAGCATTAGTTGCTCTTGGTGGATTGGCATTGAGTGA